CATTTCTCCTTCCATTAAATAATCTAAATTTCCAGTATTTAACACCATTAGATATTTTTCAGGAGACTTTATAAGACCCATTTGTAAAAGATTTTCTGCAATTTGCGCTCTACCAGCAGTAGTTTGCATTAATGCGTTACCTACATCAACAACTACTCTACTAATTGAATTAATATCTTCACTTTTAAATTCTTGCATTTTAGTTGCTTGACTTATCCCGCCAATCGCTATAATTCTAGGAACTTTAGCAAAGTCTTGTAATAATTTTATTAATCCCGTTCCAACATCTTCTAATAATTGAATATATGATTGTTGTAATCCAGATATAAATTGAAGAGCTTGAGATTGTACTAACGCTAGTGCATTTCCAGATCTTAATGAACTTTCAGGATTACCTCTAGCTACAGAGTTTACTCCAGAAATAGTTTCCATAGTATTTTCAAGTTTTTGTAAAAAGTTAAAAATTTCACCAGGAGTTGCAGTAAGATTTAATGCTTCAGGTTTTCCAACTTGAGAGTTATATTCAATAAAATTTAATCCACCTTGTAGTTGATTTACTCTAACATCATTTCCTCTAGGATTTAAAATACTTTGAACTCCAAAGGCATTCTGATTAGTTAGAATTGTAGAGTATAGACCATTTACTGCATCTTGAATTGGTAACAAATCAAACATCATAGAATACCCATAAGGAGTTCCTAAAATGTCAGAAGGAGCAATTCTATATACAGGAAGTTGTCTATAAGGCATTATTGTATCAGTTAAAATTATATCAGAATCTAAATATAATGTGTAATTTCCTTCAGGAATTGATTCAGTTCTTTTATGAAAAAACTCATAAACTGGAACATCAGTAGTTTCATCATAAGGAGATAGCGTTGTTCTTTTTCCGGAATTATCTTTATCTTTAGTTGTTGCGTTTAGAATTTTAGATTCATAATTTGGATATTTTTTAGCTAAGTCAAACTTATTGATAAATGTTCTAACTAAAACCCAATCATGCAGTTCAGGATGTTCTTTAGTACTATCAAATACTACATCTAGTGGAGAAAGTACATTGAACTCTACATCTCCTTCATATATAGGAAAGGGTTCAATTTTATTTCCATTCTTATCTAAAGGATTTCCTTTTTCATCAAATGATTCAATTGAATCTTGATCTGGTTCTACATAGTCATAGATCTCGCCTTTAGTAGCATTCCACTCCATCTTTATATATCCAGATCCTAGAACAATGGCATACTCTACAGCTTTCTTTAAGTATTTTTCAAGTCGCTTCTCTCTCATGTAATAGTCTAATAAACTATTTGCTAATTTAGCTTGAACTATAGATCTTCTATCTGTATTTGTTGCTCTAGCCTGAAATGAAGGCCTAGTTGAGGTTACCATTACTAACATATGTTGAGCAATATTTCTATAATGGTTTACTGCAATGTTTGCAATTTCTCCCTGCTCTCCGCCATAGTTAATGTTATGAGAATCATTGTAATACAGCCCATGGTAAGATTCCCATGATTTTTGTATTTTATCTATATAAGAGTTTACTTGAATGCTTTTAAACCAGTCTTGAGACTTAGACATTAAATATTGAACTTTTTTTTCAGATTCATCGGCAGCGAAATAAGTATTCATATATTGATCCTCTAATTAGTAGTTGTTAAATAATACATCACTTCTTTATATTTAGAATTGCTTTTACCCAGTCCAATCCATCATCTTTTACTCTTTTCAGAGATCCTGAAAAAACATTGGGACCGCTAAGTTGTCCGTATCCATTTGGATAGGGATTACGTGATTCCAATATGTTACGAACTAAATACTGACAAGAAGCTAATGCATCTGCGTGTCCCCCTCTAATGTTTCCATCAGGAGAGTCTGCCAATCTTTTAAAATCAGTTCGTTGATTGTTCCATTGGGCTCTTTCTAAATGATATATAAGAGTTTTACATCTAGGATGTATTTCAATTCTACCGTTACCTACCCACATACGCAAATTGTTGATCGCAGCATCTCTATTATCTTTTTTGGTAGGTATGAATTGAAGTTGGTGTAATCTACTTAAATCATTTAATAATTTTAAATCATTATCCATTACTCTTAAGTATGGAGTAATTATTTCATTAGTTTCTTCATCAAAAAATCTAAGAGCTTCTTTTTTAGCAATTTCTTCAGCAAGTTTTTCGGTAGTCATCTCTGGGCCATTCATAACCAGTTCATCTAATATCTTTAACTTTGCATTTTTAAAATCGTAGACAGAAAAAAGAGCTACAGTTAAATCTTTAAATCCAACGTCCATGGAAACATATGCATCATAATATGAAGGAGCTACTAAATCTTCTTTAACAATTTCAGCTTTTATTTTACTAAATTCTGGTATAACTGTTGATTCTGAAGACATAGGAATTTCAACTAAATATTCACATCTAAATTTTGGATTATTAATCCCTCCTGGATATCTATCAATAATTTTCTGTATTTTATCTGGAGTAAGCATTGGAGAATCGTAAACAGTAAATTTAGCTATTCGTTTCTCAGCTTCAAATGGAAATACAAACTTCTCATGAAATTCATGATTAGGATCTTTATAGTTAGGAGTTGATGCTAGTATTAATTTACCTTCAGTAGTATCTGTAGTAGGAAGAAGAATAGAATTGACTATGTAGTCAAGATCATCACAAAAAGCTGCCTCATCGATAATACAAAGATGTGCTGCTCCACCTCTTAGATTCTCAGCATTCCCAGCATCTGTACCAGCTACTTGTATCTCTGATCCATTTTTAAATTTATATACTTTATCTTGTGACATCCATTCTGGTTTTAAGTCTGCAGGGCAGTCGGTTAGTATAGATCTCATTATTGGACGAATGATCGTTCTAACCATTGATTGGGTTGGACACGCATACTTTACTACAGCATTTGGAATTTTTAAACAAGTCTCTATAGCATTTAAACATAGAAGAAAGCTTTTACCGATACGCCTACTACATAGTATTACTGAAACATCCCCAGTATTTTCTTTTACATACTTATAAATATCACGCTGTTTTCCCATTAATTTCCACGATATCTCTCCAACTCCCCAGAGCTGTTCAATCGCTTTATCTTTGGTTAAGATTTTTTTACTCATTTAGAAGGACTTTCGACTATTTTAAATAATTCAGATACATCTGCTTTTTTTTGTTTAGTTTCTTTAGCAGGTTGAAGACCTCTAATAGATCTTAGATTTTTATACAGTATATCTAAAACTTTTGCTTCATTCTCTGTAAATAATCCTTTCTCTGAAAGTTCTTTAAGCTTTCGTATTTCATTTACACAGATGAACTCTTCATCAGTAAGTCTCTGAACAATTCCGTCTAGGTATTCTTCAAGGTCGTTGTCTTTTAGTATTTGTTTTAATTTTTGATTTTCACTTTCGATTTCTTGGATTCTTTTTCTAAGAGATACAATTTCAAAATCAGTTTCGGCTTTAATCAATTCATTAGAATCGGACTTTTTCATTAGAAGCTCCTCTACTAAAAGAAAGACTCATTTTTGCAAAATCTTCTTTCATTCTCTTAACGTCTTCATCTCTTTGATTTACTAGACCTCTTAGATTATCAATATCTTTTTTAAAGACAAGGGATTGATCAGGAAGTTCTAGCTTATCTAGATAGAGTCGGTAAGCAGACAAAGCAACTAGTCCCAAAAGAACTATAGCCGATGCAATTGTTTGTCCAAAAATACTAGTGTAGAGTAGATACGAGAATAGGGCATAAGCAGGGTACTGCTTTATTGAGGGCTTCATAAAACTCCTATGTCTTAAACTATCTAAGGGCCGTAAGGTATCTTAGGTTTAAGAGTTGTAATTTTTATTGGTGAATCTTTGGTCAGTCTTTTTCTAATCTTACGAAACAAAGATTTACGTTCTGGACCGACCGCAGTCAGATCCTTTACTTTTTTATTATAAACCTTTTTTAAATTAGCGTCAAATTCCATGGTTACTCTCCCCTAGGCTTTGTTATCTTAGGGCTGTTCTTGCTCCATAGTTTCTTACAAGCCCAGTATCTTGCGCTCAACTTATCGTTAGCTTCCGCACAATTATGTCTTGCTTTAAAGTTTTTTCTATCTTTAATCTTATTGAACACTGAAACTCCATAGACTGGTGTACGGTCTTTACGTATAGTTGTTAATTCCTAGAATGTTGCATACTTAGCTAACCAATGATATAATGTTCCCAGATAGACATCTTTGGTGCGAGTGTTGTTCGCATTGTTACTGTCTGTAAAAAACACGAACCCCTGTTGTGGGAAACGTACCTGACCATCTATACGAAACAAATTTGACTAGAAGGTATAGAAAGAGGGATTACGGTATAGCAGAGAATATTCCTTACACTGGAAATAGTTTTGGTTTCTTTCTACCCCGATGGGCATACCGAAAGGTAATAGGGGATAAGGTGTATAGGTAAACTTTGTGGTTTTGCTTGAATAGACTAGTGTTGGGTAGTTATGCCCAAATAAATCTTCTAGTCTAAATGACTACTATTGCGTCTGGAGGTATTATGGTTTGGTTTTTTGTTGTTTGCTCGGTGATTACGGTTCTGGGTTACTGGTCCTACAGGGGAGTTGTCCCGATGTGGAAGTGCTTTGCGGTGTCTTTGCTTTGGCCTTTGATGGTTCTCAGTTTCCCTTTACAGTGGCTCTATCTTCTAATAGATGTCCGAGCAAGCTTTGACGTTTCGTACATTCTAGAGCTGAGTAAGGAGCAATTAGAGCGACTTGAAAATGATGACTGATTTATTCTTTTTAAGAACTAGGTGACTCGGTGCACAAATAAGAGGTTAGTGTGACAAATAACGAAGCAATGAAAGAACTACTGGCAATAATTGAGGATTTCACCGATAATTCTTATGAAGGTAAGAGAAGTCTTATTAAATCTGTGAAAATATGGGCAGAACTATGGCTTGTTCCTGTAAGTGCTGAGATTTCTGTAACAAATACCCAGTATCTATCAACCGAATACGAGGATTACCTTAAATATAAACTATGTGAATTGATTTCTGAGACATTGGCCGAAGAATGTGCAGAATTTAACTTGAAAGAACAGAAAATCTCTGCTAAGATATTAGGTATTAGAAGATTGGCCAAGGAAGACTAATCTTTTTGAATGGATTCTTTATATTTGCCCACAGGAAGTGGGCTTTTTTATTTAGGACATATAGATTATGATGCCAAAGTTTAGAAATGGAGATATAGTCTATAATTGGCTAAACGAAAAATATAGAATTATTAGGTCGTTAGGTAAAAATAAAAAAATTACATATGAAGTTGAGGAAGTTAAAACTAAAAAGAAATATAACTTCGACGAAGATGAACTATCCTTTAATAAAATAGAATACGGAACCACTAAGCCATCAGAGCGCGAGTTTAAACCTCCTACTCCTAGGTGTCCCAAATGCAATACTCCCTGGACTGTCAGTGGATTTGGAGCAAAGAAGTGGTATGATTGTTTAAATTGTAAGAATACTTCAGAAAATCTAAGTAAATTACTTAACTTAAAAGAAACTAAAGATCTATATATTGAAGATGACTGGGATTGGTTAGATAGCATAACTAAACGAGGATATGACGATGATGATACTTTTTAAATATATACTTACAGTTTTTTTGTTAATAGTATTAATGTCAGTACTAACGTCTATACTAGGCATATTTTCTGCAATATTATTTACGGTCTTGGGTTGGCCGACAATGATTGTTATTTCTTTAATACTAACTTTTAGCTGTGCCTTTCTTTTCTATAGATCACTTATATTTCTTGACAAACTACATAATTTATAATAACATTTTATTATTCCTAGTAAGTATTTTCAAGTATTTACTGAATTCCTCCTATGTTAATCTGACCCTAGATTTTCTCCCTAGGGTCTTTTATAACAACTATATAGAAGAACTAGTATATGGCGAGCTGGATGCGAGAGTTTGCCCGAGAAAATATGGATATCTTTGAAAGAAAATTACTTTGGTTAGTCATCATATGCGGGTTTATGATTCTCATAGAAGAGATCTACACGCTGTTCCATTATGGAGTACAATGATTTTTAAAAGTTAGAGGGGATGAATGTCCAACGTAACTGCCACAACTAAATTCAATATAATGACAAGCAGTTGTACGGTTGTGATCAATCCCCTTCTTTTAGAAGACTGGAAAAATTCCATTAAGAATGTCTCCCTTCAGTTAAAACTTCCTATAAAATCCTATTCAATTACCACTAGTTACCACGCCGCCCTTGATAGAGTCATTGTCATAGACAAGAACTTTAACAAATATATTGTCCACTTCTCCGATCCCCCTAAAGAATAATCTTTACAAAATCCTTTGAGTGTATTATACTTATCTGTAGCTAGAATTTTTTACCCTAGGAGGATAAGTGCATAATTTTACAGGTCTTCAAGCAATAATCCGCACCCTAAATCAAGAACTCTCCTTAAAGAATCTCCCACAATACGACATAGATCTCTTCTTTAAAATAAATCCCTCTGCCCATCCCCTAGACCTTCTCTCCGACTACAGGGTCTTTTTCCGCACATTATTAGATTCTAAACAACTAGACCATCCCCTAAACCAACTCAGCTTACTTTAAGGAGCTTTATGTACGAAACATATACAGATCTAAATGCATTCCAAGTTCTTTGCGGGGCATTCCTTGCCGTAGGTGTTTTCGCCTCCCTAGCCCTACGTAGATCCGAGAACAGAGACTACCTAGGACTCATCACAGTGATACTATTAAACATCCTGGTGTCCAGTGTATTATTTTATTTCTTTATTAGGAATTTTTAGGAGACCTATGGATTGTATAGAAATCTACACCTTATGGACAAACTATAAGACCAAAAAACGCATTATAACCGAGAAGAAGATAAAGGGAAGGTGTGAGCTAAGAGCCCGCCATTGGAAGCTCCTAGAAAGGCACTGGTACGTCCAATTTGCTACAGATAACCCAACCGCCAAGACTAAACAGTTCTATATATTTACTAAATACCATCCAGACGTTAAAGACCGTAGTTTAATTTATACTATGAAATCAGTATCTCTACTGTTGAAAAAATAACTCTTTTTACCATGAAAACTCCCAGAAGGGAGTATTTTTAATCTAGGTCATTAATAATTTCAAGGAATTCGAGGATTTTAACGTCCAAATTAAACTTAATTCTTGGAGTTGAGAAATCTAAAGAAGTTATTGCCATACACATTAACTGGTGTTTGAGCTTGTATTTTGGTATAGTTAGGTCCCAGTTATCATATTCAAATACTTCTAGTATAGCTTTATAGTGTTCGATATAGGTCATAAAAGTTCTCCTATAGACAGGATACAGGAGAGTAGAGATTATTGCAAGTGTATTATTATAAATTGAGACCTAGGTTTGTTCAGACCCCTTATCATTTTCTGCACCAACTACTTCACCTCTACCCCCCCCCCTACCCCTGCTCTACCATGCAAGATCTATGCCAACGCTAACTATCTAGAATCATTGAAGTTTCTGGATAGTGATATCAATGGCTTAGCTATATATGCAAGAGCTGTGCCAAATAAAATCCTATGCCAAGTCAAAACCCATACCATAATATTTTCTATGTCAAGTAAGGGGGGATGTTATTCCCCCGTTTTATTTTATAGACTGATCAAGTAGGCCGTATAAGTTAAGGCCCCCATGATTGAGGCAAACATTAACCAAATTAAATAATCGCTAATATTATCTAACATTTTATCTCCATGTTCTACACTGATTTATTCAGTGAGTCATAATATTATTGTACAGCACAATTAAATTAATTGCAACAACTAAATAATGGTTCGACAAATCAAGTGGTTATAAAACTAGGACTAAGGATATCTGCCCACTAGTTGTGGCACTGATGGGATAACTAGTTGATAGTATAGGGAATAATGAAAATAGTTTATTGGCCATTCATTTTGTTGTGGTAAGTGAGGCCTATCACTGATATAATAGTTTTATAATGCAGTGAGTAATAACATATCACTGATAACCAAGGAGAATACTTGATAAGAGAATGCTTTAAAATTGCAGCTATATCAGCAGCACTACTAGTGATATTCCTTAGTGTTGCTGGACTAGTGATAGAGATTAATCAGGGTTTATCGGCCTATAAACAATACAATAAGGAGAAGTATGAAAACCGAAATTACTAAGAATGTTGTACTGGATATTTTAAGTTATCAGTATATTAGAACAAAGGCCCTAGTAGAGAAGCAGAAAATAGTTGACTTAATTAATGAAGAGGCCATAAAGCAACAATATACTTTAAAAGAGATGAAGAAGTATTATAAGGCAAAGTTATTGCTTAAGTAATATCAACAACTTAGCGATAGTGGTCAGAATTGGCCCTATTGTGAAGTGTTGCTACAATAAACCCGTAGTTAATTGTAGAAAATTCTTACCCGGAGAGTGTAAGTGTGTAATAATATTCGAATTTTATCTCTCAATTCTCCTACAATTTACTTACCGTTTATTTGCCATAATACATTAAACAATGTGACATGCACGTTTTTGGGTATAGTTCACCTTATTAGTATATGTTCTAATTTTTGATGATCTATACCTTGAACACTATTTTTAGTTTCATGCAAGGCTTATAGGTTGATTCTTAATCAGTGCCAAATCTTAAGTCAATAACCGGCTTAAGTTTAGTAGTGGGGCCTTACGCTTGAAGTGTTATCCCTATTCTTCAAGAACTGCATCGGGGTCAGTATAGTCGGCTCTTAATCTTTCAATGCCCTAGGTTTTACGCTATTCAAGACATTTACTTAATTCAGTTATTAGTTAGGCCATTTTTTAACGGTCCCCACTTATCTATAGTTGTTAGTTTAACACGTTTGGTGACGATGTGCAAAAAATAGTGGGCATTTTTTACCTGGTCAAGGTTAGCTAAATAGTTGATTAATGTTTTTTGTTGACTCATTGAGTTATTTTGTAGTAAAATAAATTAAGAGCAAAACGAACAAACAAAAAGGCCGTTTATGAATGATTTATTTAAAGAATTCGACTTAATGCTGGAAGAACTAGAAATTATTGAATATACGAGATACGTGTTAAGTTTGGAAAATGTAAATAATGATAACACGATGATTTTTTTAAACACTAAAAGCTTTGGAATATTGACCCCAAGCATGATATTAAACTGGATAGAGAAGGGTGCAATTGTTGTGATTCCTAATGTAAACGAAACAAAAAAGGCGGCTTAATATGAAACAGGTAGGAATAGTCAGTTTTTTTGACAATGAAGACGGTCAAGTGATGGACCTTAAAACAAGAATCTCTTATTATGTGCATATTAGTGCAATAGATAAAAATGATCTGGCTAAAATGAAACGTGGTACAAAAGTTTATTTTACGCTATATACTAATTTGTACATGAGTCAAATAGATTCAATAACAATAATAAAGGAGTAATTTTATGATAAAAGTAAGTATCACTTTTCAAACAACAACAGACGAATCAGCTCAAAATGGTGATTTTAGCGATCAAGGTTTTGTTGAAGAAGATCTGGAATTTGAAACAAAAGAAGAGGCCTTAGAATATTTTGGCGATACCTACGGTTATTATGAGCAAGGGAATAAAACTGATTATTATACTGTTGACGCTGATATTGACCTAGCTGATGGATCTCAAACAACATATGGACTACACTTTTAATAAATAATTGGAGAAATGTTTTATGGAAAATTATAATGGATGGTCAAATCGAGATACTTGGGCCGTAAATTTATGGCTAACCAGTAATAATGAAAATGTTTATCTACAATATGAAGATTGTTATACAATTGAGGCATTGAGAAAATGTTTTGAGGACAATTATTTCAATGGCCATGATGGAATTGATCTCAATAAAGTAGATTTTAAAGAGATTTTAGCTATAAAATTAAACCAATAATTGGAGAAAATATCATGGAAAAATTAACCGACAAACAAAAAAAAGTCATCGATTATTTAAATAATTGTAGAAAGGCCTTTTTGAGCTCAACCAGTTGGGAATTTGAGAAAAGTATTGGCATGGATGAAATCACTGATCAATTGGTAAATATCAGTGAAAGTGGCCAGGCCTGTTATGTTTCTTTTTTGTTTGAGTCATTGACCGAGCAAGATAAAGAGGCCATTGATCGAGAACTTGATTTTTATGTCAATTATAAAGAACTTTATGCGGTTTATTCTTTAGTATAACAATAAAATGGAGAACAAATTATGAACTTAGATAAAATTCAAAATATTGAACTTGACGGCATTGATACTAGGGATTATCCGGATTTTTGTGATGCATTTATTTGTTATGCAGAACATGAAGATGGTAACGAATTAAACGAAACTGAATTAGATGAATTAAACAATAATCGAGATTTTGTTTATAATTTAGTATTGAACAAAATATTTTAACGAAGGAATAATTATGCCATGTTATGACCCTAGGGAAAATCAAAGTGATCAATTATTTGAAAAACAATTGGATAATGTTATCATAAATATGTTACAAAATAAATGCGATGAATTAACAAGAATGTTGTGTTTAATCACTAAAGATATAGATATTGAAACTATTAAGGATGAACATTTAAAAACGTGGATTTTAGTCCATAGATTATGGGATGAGAAAAGAACTAAAAAATAAAAGCATTATTTACGGCCCAAAAAGTTTTGGCATGAATCTTGCGTATAAAAAGTTGGCATGAAATTTGCAGCAAAAATTATTTGGTTTATTATAAATTTAATGACTTGAGTTGAATTTTATAATATTGTTTTAAGGCCCAAATATGGATTTTAAGAGCGTTTTTTGTTGAGCCTTAGCTTTGATATGGTTTTAAAAAATCATTGTTAAAACGAATTTTTGAAACTTGGCATGAATCTTGCAGATGAAAAATCTTGGCATGAAACTTGCACTCTTTTTATAAGTTGTTAAATCTATTCAATAACTTATAAGTAGTTGATTTTAGTATATAGAATTTTTTTTGATTTTTTTTAAAACATTTACTATCTCTTAAAAAACTATTAAAATATACTAAGCAAAATCACCGCGCGCGATCAATCGATATTGAAAAAATTAACCGACAGCAATAAAAATGAAATCATTGAAACCTATTAGTTTTTGGAAAAAAATGACCAGACTGACCGTCAAAAATTAAGTACAAAAGTTAAATAATTGTTGAACAATTTTAGGTATCAAAAACATGCTCTGACCCAACTCTTAAAATAATTGTTGTAAAAGTATAATAAATAAATTAGTATAAAGGAGTGATCCTACCGAATAAGGAGAATGTCGTGAATAAAAACGGATTAAACAAACATATTGCTAAGGAAAGTCATAAGGATGTAGAACCTTTTATTGCTCCTCTAATAGGAGATGTTCGTGTTGGAGATTTTTCTATGGATTCTTTAGTAATTAATCCGCTTGGCGAAATTTCTTATACTAAGTGCAATCATAAATGGAAAAAGTATACAGGTCTTTCTAAATCCTTTACTTATTGTGAGGTATGTGATGAAAAGAAATGAAATATTGTTAATCATCAGAAATGCATTTGATGACTGTCTGGATATACCAGTATCTTCTTATATTATTATAAAAGATTATGAAGAATATATCCTTAGCAAAATAGAAGAAGCTGGAATGGTTCCTGATGATGATGCTTGTGAAATTATTCACAATTGGGAAGAAGAATGACTTATAATAAAGGGTTTTTTGGACAGACAAATAAGAAGAACGACTTATCTCTAATAAAGAGAATTACTGACCTTATGGGAAGCGTTAACTATATCCACGACTCAATGACCTCAGTAATTAGAGGCTATATAACTCGCTATAATGAAATCCACAGCTTAACCGATAAAATGCGCTATCATATGAAAACCCACCTTGAAAAACACAAGCGCGAAATATCTATTGACTAATATAACGCACTGTGTTTATAATAAATTAATAGGAGACTTTATGTTTAGCTTAATAATTTACATAATAATAGGAATTGTAGTAGCATCTTTTTTAATTGGAGTTCTTAGTGGTATTTTACAAGCAATTGTTGCAATCATTAAGGGAGCATTTACTAAATAATCATAGGAGAAATAATATGAAAATAGCATTACTTGGATTAGTTTTATTAAGTTCTTGTAAATTTGGAAACTCTAAAGTAGATCCAGACTTGAATCGCTATTTTGATCATGAATATGGAGTTGCCTGCTACACAGTTGATAAATCTCAAGGGGTTTTTTGTATTAAAGTAAATGAATCAAATAAGGAGGTAGTAAATGGAAACTCTAATTAAATATGCTAATAGAAAGTTGTACTGCCCATCATTAAAAAGATACATGACCTTATCTGAACTATCTGACAATATAAAAGATGGACTAGACATTGAAGTAATTGATCATCAAACAAAAAAAGATATTACAATAGATACTTTAAAACAAACAGTTTTATTGTCCATTTTAACAAAAAAACAATTAATTGATCTTATTAAAAACAATTAACTAAAAAGGAGACTTTATGGCTAAAAAATGTACAAAAAAGAAAGGCGGAAAGAAATCTAAGTAAGATTTTTTTAAACTAGGAGTTAGTTATATGAAAATAAATTTATTAATGATTTTAATATTATTATGTTCTTGTGGAAAATTTAAACACGAAGTAAGTGGAGTCCCTACTTCTTATAAAATAGATGCACCTCATGATTTTAAACTTGGTCCAGATTTTGAGAAAGCTGCTAAATTTTGTGATGATAGATACGGAAAAGATACTCCAGAAGCTGAGGCATGTTTTCAAGACTACAGAACGTATACTACTCTTAAAATTGCAATAGATTTAAAAGCAATAACTAGCTTTTGTAAAGAAAGTTATACAGATACAATCGATATTCAAAGTTGTGTTGAAGATATAACTAAATTATTAGAAAGTTTAACCGGTAGTATAAAATAATGCTTATAAAAAATATAATACTCCTTATTTTATTGATTTATTTTGCTTCAGAAAAAAGTAAAGCAAGTGAATTATTACAATATGGAATACATAAAAAATACTTGGTAACTTTTAATAAAATTAATAAAGTAAATAACTCTTTGTCTGTAGTAGAATCGTCAATAATCGCAAATTCTATTGTAAAAATGGCAGACAAATATAGTCTTAACATTAATTTATTTTCTGCAATAATTGCTCAAGAATCTAGGTTTAAGAATGCAGTGAGATGCAGAAAGGGAAGATGTACCGACTATGGTATATCTCAAATAAACATAGGAACAATTAAGAGATATAATTTTGATACAATGAGACTATTATTTGATACAGAGTACGCTATTGAAGCTGGAGCAATTGTTTTAAAAGATTTTAAAAACCGTTATTATTTTGTTGATAATAAATGGTGGACATACTACAATACTAGTAATCCAATTAAAAGATTGGAATACGCATCACTAGTGGAGAGATTTTTATGAAAAGTAGCAAAGACTATTCATTAGGTGAGTTCCTAAAATTAGGAATTTATGAAGGAACTGTTGTAGAAATTGATGATGTTTCTATTACGGTTAAGTTTAAAACCTGGCCAACAATCAATCCCTGGACAGGAGACTATCCTAAAATTAATTTTACTCATTTTGCATTACTAGATAAGGAACCAAATGAATAAAAATACTTATAAGTTTTTGATAGATACAAATTCTATTAAACAAGATAATATATTTACAGTTACTGCTGATAATTTATTTAAAGCAAAAGAAATAATATTATCAGATATAATAAAAATGAATCCTACGTATATAAATATAGTATTAGTCTACACTGATGATAAACTGTTGGAGGACATTGTATGAAAGGATTATTAGAGTTTAATTTAGCAGATCCCTATGAACAAAACGCTCATAAACGAGCAATACACGCAACAGATGCTTATTTGGTTATCCATAGCCTTATGTATGATACAATTCGTAAAATGCTTAAATATGAGGATTTAACAGAAGAACAGAATGCAATTGTTGATAGAATTCAAAACGATTTACATTCATACATGTTTAAATA